TCAGAATCGCCTGTCCAAATCCCAAAGATCATAACCCACCGGCCCGGCCGACGCATCTGGGATCAGGGAGCAGACGACAAGATAGTCGCGGCCGCCGATCACCTTTGCATAATGAGCGCGGCCATCGGCCACGATCTTCTTCGCGCAGGCCGCCGCACCCTCGCCAACTATCGTTGCGACCTGCGCGCGTTGCGCTTCGGTCATTCTGGCCCAGCGGCGGCGCGCATAGGTCTCGTGCCAGGCCTGGCCATACTCAATCGCGTCGCGGCGGCTGCCAGCTTGCAGCTGTTGCGCGTTGCGGAAATCGGCCTCCGCCTTCAGCCGCCGCTCACGGGCGGTGCAATCAGCCGAGACCCGGATCATTTCGAATTTTGCCACTTCTCATCTCCGCCCCCGACCAGCGAGGCGCCCGCCATCCCTCCGGGAAGGAGAGGCGGGTTTGGACCCCGCCCCTCCCTTTGTCATCCGAACCTGATGTCGATTTTAAGTGAGAGGTGGAACTTCACTTTTACCGACTTCAGCTTCCTGATGCACCAGCCGAAGATTTCCATCTTCGTCTCCCGGATTTCCGGACCGGACCACCCGGTCCGGTGAGATTGTTTATACGCACTGAGTTAGTTTTATGCAACAAAAAAACGCACTGAGAGCAGATTTTATTTTCTTGACCGACTCGGCAGAACATTCGCAGAACATCACGCATGGAACAGCACAATGTCGAAGTCACCCCGGCGGAGTTCGAGACCGCGCTGCGCATCTGGCTGCGCACCGCACCGAAAGCGATCGAGGCGCGCTACGTGCGCTGGCTCAAGCTGGCGGAGCAGAAACGGCAGAGCCGCGAGGATATGGTGGACCTGCCGCGCGAGTTCGCCGCCGTCGCGCGCGCCAAGCTGGTGCAGGCCGGGTGGAAGATCGTCCGCCGGCCGATCGAGCCGCCAGCCTCGCCTCCGCCCTGGAGCGGATACGTCGAATGACGCCCTTCGAAAGAGAGCGCGAAGCCCGGATCGCCGCCAAGCGGGCCTGCCCATTTCCGCATTGGCTGGCCGCCCAGCAACGCCGCGATGACTATATCGGACACCTCGCCCGCGCGGTCGCATGCGACGGCAAGCTGCCCCGACGCGCCACCGTTCGCGAAAGCTGGCGCCACTTCAACTGTTCAGGCATCGATCACGACACCATCACCGCCGTCATGGATGCGATCAACGAATGGAGGCGGTTCATCACTAATATGGTCAAGGCTACCCGCCTTTGCGCGGCATCTCCACCGGCGCGTCAACGCAATCGACCTTAGCCCCTGCTTCCACGAACCACCGGCACACCCGCTTGCCCGCAGCGCTGAGGCCATCGCCCCAGGCCTCGATCGCTTCCGAATGCAGCGCGGCTGCGGTGTCGTTGTTCACGATGTCGCCTTTGGGCAGCGGCTTCGGAGCGGTCAGCGCCTCAATGTCCGCAGCCGGCGGCGTCGGCATCCGCACCACGACCTGCTTGCCGCAAGCGCTGACAGCCAAGAGCGCGGGTAGCATTGCCAGTGCGTGACGGCGCGGCGGCTTTGATCGCATCGACTCGTTCCTTCTGTTGCGTTTTCAGCCGCTCCCCGTCCTTCACGCGCTGGGCTGCGGCGATTTCATTGGCTGCGGCGAGGATCCGCAGCGCGGCGGCATTGGCCTTTTCAAGCGCGGCCTGCTGGCGGACGCGCTCGTGCGACGCCCCGCTGCATTGGCCCAGCAGGAAGGCTGGAGCGGCTGCGATGAGCGCGCCAACGCCCGCTTTCCACCAGTTTCGCGCGAAGGTCAGGATGGCGAGCGGGATCATGGCGCGGACTCCACCGGCACAGGCTCGGCCAGCGTGTTTGTCACCGTGACAGGCGTCGGCGCGTCGTCCTTCGACTTGCCCCCGCTTGAAGAGCCGAGCCAGAAACCGAAAGCCAGGACCGCGAACGATTTCCAGGTGCCGATCACGTCGCCGCGCAACGCCGCATCGCTCGAATAGAACACGGCCCAGCCGGAAAAGATCGCATATCCGAAGATCGCGACCAGGCACATGGCGACCACGATCCGAAGATGCGGCACCCGCGCGCTCACCGCAGCACCCAAGCGAACGCGAAGCCGGCCGCGAAGATGAACGCCGCCACGCCCGCCAGCGCGCCATAGGCGCAGCGGATAACCTGCCTCTGGTTCATATCGCATCCCCGATCCGGTTGGCGAGCCAGCCGTAGAGAAAGGCTTCGTTGGCGGGCCGGGTCTCGACAAGGCGCAGATACCGCTCGCCCTGCAGCGCCTCCAGCGCCTTCATGAGCACCCGCTCGCCGGCGGCACCGCGCAGCGTCTTGAAGCTGTTGAGCGAATGCAGCGTCATCGCGCCGATCTGACCGTCGATCGTGATATCAGGAAAGTCGGTGGCCCCGCGGTTCAGCCCGTTCAGCGCGCGCTGCAGAAACTGCGCAGCCACCCCAGGCCCCATATTGACGCCGGTGTCGAACAGCTCTTCCGCCACGCGCGGATAGACCAGGAACACCTGATCGAAGCGCGGTGCCTGCCAGTAGCGCGCACGGTAGATCGCCTTGGCGGTCTCGCGCGGCAGGTCGCGCATCGGCCCGGCATAGTGATAGGCCCGCGCGACCTGTTCGGTGATGCCCCAGCGCGTCGGCCCGCCCCGGTCGGCGGGATGGTTGCTGTATCCGCCCTCACGGCCCAGCAGCGCGTCGATCATCGCTTCAACGGTCATACATGCACCTTTCCAGTGAGAAGCGCCCATGCCGAGATCGCCGCGCCCACGATCCAGCCAAGTGTCGGGCTTTTCATGATGGTGGAGACGATCGAGGCGGCGCCCTTTCGCTGATTATGCTCAGCCTCAAGCGCCGCGACCCGCACCGCGAGCGCGTCGATCTTCTGCCCGGCATTGTTCGTCGAATGGATCAGCTCACGCATCTGCCCGCGAATCTCGCCAAGCAACAAAGCCACCCCCGTCTCAAGCGGTTCTTGCGGCACATTTTTACTCCGTGGTTTTCTCGTGTTTGCAGGCGGGACGATCACTGCCCCAGCGCCTTGTCGAGCGCCTTCAGCCGCGCGCGGTCCTTGGCGAGCTTCCGGGTCAGCGCGTCGCGGCTCGCGGTGTCCGCCGGGATGCTGGCCCGCAGCGCGTCGCGCTCGGCGATGCGCGGATCGGGCGCGCGCATCGCCGCCAGCCATGTCGCCGCCATCGCCGCCGCCTTGGCCGGATCGGGCGCCGGCCCGGTCGCGGTGTTGCCATCCGGCGCCGCCGCCTTGCCCGCCACCACGAAGCGCGGCGCGAGATTGCCGCTCACCACCGCGTCCGCCGCCGCCGCGATCCACGGATAGACCGGCCCGCCGATCACGGCGGGTCCGCCGCCGAGATTGACGACGATGTTCCCCTCGATCCGGGCGCGCGCGACCTGCGATGCGCCGATCGCGTTCCAGAGCGGCGCGACGATCACGTTGCGCAGGATCGAGACGTCGCGGTGGCCAAGGCCTTGCGCGATCAGATTGGCTTCGTCGCCGAACCAGAAGCCCTGCGTGCGCCCTTCCGGGTCCGCCAGCACCAGATTGTCGCGGATGGTGACGTTGACCACGCCGGAAGCCTGCGACGCGGTCCAGCCCTGCACCGCGTCGGGATGGTCGCCATCGGTGACCAGCCTGCCATCGACATAGACGGGCGGGATCGGGCGGAACCGCGTCATCCGGTTCTCCGCGATCAGCACGTCGCTGCACGCCGGAATGTTGATCGCGTCGGACCGGATCAGGTCGAAGTCGCTGCGCTGGATGGTGAGGCCGGCCGATTTCTCGACCAGCACGCCGCGCACCAGCTCCTCGAACCGCACGCCGGTGGCGGACAGCCGCGCCGTGCCGGTCGCGACCAGGCCGTACATGTCGTTGCCCGGATCGCCGTCGCGGCTGCCGTGGATCGATCCGCCGGCAAAGGCGATGTCGCTGCCCCCCGCGATATCGACGATGCGCCCATAGTCAGGCTCGCCGCCGCGCTCGCGGCCGATATCCAGATCGGCGAACCGCAGATTGCCCGCATCCACCAGCTTGATCCCGGCGAACCGCGCGGGCCTGGCGGGATCGGCCGAGGCGATCGTCACCGGCCGCGCGAAGATCTTGGCGCTGAACGCGAACCGGCCATAATCGCCGGCCGCGAGCATGATCGTCTCGCCGCCTTGCGCGGCCTTCATCGCCGCGTCGAGGCCGGCCGCATCGGTGAGCGGGGCGGCAAGGCCAGGCGAACTCAACCAGGCAAGCGCGATCAGCGCCGCCAGCAGCAGCTTCTTCATGTCAGTCTCCCTCGGATGAAAATCAGGCGGCGGCTTCGATATCGCCCTGTTTCGCCCACACATGCTTGGGGCGGCCGTTCGCGTCCGTCGTGTCGATTGAATAGAGCCGATTGCCGTCGCGGCCGACCATCAGGCCGATCACCCAGCCGTCCCGGCCGCCGTCCAGCACGGAGACCTTGTCGTTGATATCGAAAGCGAATGATTTGGTCGTCGCGGGCATGGTGCGTCTCCGTGGATTAGCCGACCACCATCCAGGTCTGCGCCGCAGTATAAGTGCGGCCGACCGATCCGGTGACTTGGAAGGTGAAGGTGAAGGACTGGCGGCTGCCGGTCGTGTTCGTGTAGGTCGTGTCGCGGCCGTCCGCCGCCACCGGCTCGGTCGAGCTGAGCGCCAGCGAGTCGCCGACCGCGATCGTGCCGCTTCCCGCGCCGCCGACCAGCACCTGCCCCTGCACCGCGCCGGAGCCGGATGTGCGCGTCGCCGAATAGCTCCAGCCGACGCTGACCGTCTGCCCAGCATCCAGCACCACGGTCGCGGTCCCGTTGACGCCATAGGCGGCGGGGGCGGCAGGCGTTCCGGGCGTGCCGGGATCGCCGGGCGGTCCTGTCGGCCCGGTCGGCCCGGTCGGGCCGGTGCTGCCGGGCGATCCCGGCGCGCCGTCCGCGCCCTTGATCAGCGACCAGCTATAGTCCGATGCCGTGCTGCTCTCGGTCGCGGTCGGCTTGTTCGCGGCGATGCCGATATAGGTGCGCGAACCCGGCGTGCCGTTGGTGAAGTTGACCGAACCGTCCGCGCTGTCCGCATAGGCGATCCAGATATAGGTCGGCGCACCGTCCGCGCCGGGCGGGCCGGGGACGCCATCGGTGCCGTTCGATCCCTTGATCAGCGACCAGCTATAATCGCCTGGGGTGCTGCTTTCGGTCGCGGTCGGCTTATTGCCCGCGATCCCGATATAGGTCCGCGATCCGGGCGACCCGTTGGTGAAGTTGACCGAGCCGTCCGCGCTGTCCGCATAGGCGATCCAGATATAGGTCGGCGATCCGTCCGCGCCGGGCGGGCCGGGGACGCCCTGCGGGCCGGTCGCGCCTGCCGGGCCTTGCGTTCCCGCGAAAGCGCTCGTGGTCACCGGGCCGAGGATCAGGCGGCCGCCGCGAACGCCGCGCGCCGCATAGCTGACGCTCACCTGATAGGCTTCGCCGCTCTTTACGGCGGTGATGATCTTGCTGGTGGTCGCGGTGATGTCGCTTCCCGCCGCGATCCAGCCGGCATCGGGGTCCATGCCGGCGCCGGTATAGACCCGATACTCGAATATGACGGCCGAGACCGATGCCGGCGCCGCGCCTTCGATCACGAGCGCAGGCACCGTGACCCCTGCCGAGACGATGCTCGTCGCCGTGATCGCCCAGTCCGAAAGGCCCGGCGTCGGCACCAGCGGCGGCCCCGACACGCTCGGGGTCGGCGGCGCCGTCGTCGTCTGCCCCAGCGCGAACGCGTGCTTGGCCGTCGTCTCGCTCCGCGCCGTGATCGTCACCACCGCGCTGCCGGGATCGAGGCCGCGATTGAGCAGCAGGATCGGCTGGTCGCTCAGACCGGTTTCGGGCAGGTGCGCGGTCAGGCAGTCGCCGGGCTTATAGCCATACCAGCGCAGTTTGAGCGGGATAGAGATAGGCCCGAACTCGCGCGCATTTTCGATGTCATACCGCGCGAGTTGCGCCGGCTGCTCCACCGGCTGCCCCGCCTCCACCTGCACCAGCGGATATTCGATCTCGCGCGTCCGCTGGCCGCCATCCTCGGTCACATGCGCTGCGACCCGCACCGGTGCGCCGGGAACGATCTCCCAGTCATGATCCTCGCTGCGATAGCGCGGGATGACGCCGTTGATCCGGTTGCGCTGCGGCTGGGTCGCCTGCACGCTCACCTCGCCTTGCGCCAGATCGTCGATCGTGATCGTGGCCAGGCTCACCCGCGGGGTGTTGACCAGGCAGCCGATCTGCGCGCCCAGCCGCATCGGCTCGCCGCCGCCCGCCTGCAGGATCGCCTTCAGCACTTCCCATTTATTGTCGGTTGAATAAACGACGCCGCCGACCGTCCAGCCATTCGCGGCGGCCACATTCGCGCCCTCGACAAAGCTGGCGACGATGACGCCGCTTATCGGCATGCCCACGCCCATCACCCGCTGGCCGTTCTGGTGGCGGCCGATCAGCCAGGTCAGCGCGTGCAAAAAGGGGTTTTGGCTAAAGACCCAGCTCGCCTCGTCGTTCGCGCGGCAGCTGCCCGATCCGCCCGGATAGCTGCTGTCGAGGCGCGGGTCATACACTTTGACGCCCTGCACGACCCAAAGCGGCTTCGGCGTGCCGCCCTGATAATGGTTGCTTTTCGCGTCGAACCGCAGCCGCCACATCGACGCGGCCAGGCCGGACAGCTTGGCATCGCTGCCGAACCCGCTGGGCCGCGCCGACGCGCCGGCGGCGACGGCCAGCGCCGCGCTCTCCGGGCAGGCCCCCAGCTGCGATTTCTGCCACATATAGCCGGCGAAGCTGCCGCCGGCATTGCCCGCGCCGTCGAACGTGACGGCTTCGCCGTCGGCCTTGAAGCCGTCATAGCCCTGGATCGGCCCGAGCGAGTGGACCACCACGAAATCGTCCAGATCGTTCGGGGTCTTGTCGGACCAGCCGTCGCTGTTGCCGCGAAACACGATGAACCCGCCGCTGCCGCTGCGGCCCATCAGATAGGGGATGCCGGCGTTCGGATCGGCGTTGAACTGCGATTGCGCGCCGGTCGCGGCGATGCTCGGCTTCTTGGCGGTCAGCCCGCTCGCGAGACTGAGCGCCGACGATGCCAGCAGCAGCGTGCCGGCCGAAAGGCCGAACAGGCTGGCCCCCGTCGCCGCGACCGTGAAGCCGGCCGTGGCGAACGTGGTGCCGCCGATCGCGAGCGTCGTCGAGGCGGCGGAGAGCGCGGGCGCCGTGCCGACGCCGGCCGTGGCGATCGTGATCGCGGCCACCGCCACCACCACCGCCGCCACCTTCAGGACTTTCGACACGTCACTCTCCACGCCGTTTCGAACATGACGGGCTGCAGCACGGTCGCGCCTTCATCGCCGTAGAACCCCAGCACCCGGCCATTGCCGAGCGCGATGGTCAGCGCCTCGAACGCCGCGCCTTCTTCCTGCGGCAGCCGCACGACATCGCCGGCGATGGCGGCGGCGGCGGGAATGCGTTCCAGTCCCAGGCTTTCCAGCACGGCGGAGAGGTCTGCGAAACCCGCCCGCTTCATCGCCTTGGCCGCGCCGATCGCGCTGCGGTAGCGGCCCCATTTCGACAGCAGCAGCCGGTGGCCCATCGCTTTAAGGTGATAGGCCACCATCTGCCCGCAATCGGCGCTGCCCCAGGCGAAGGGCCGGCCCTTGAACCGGTCGAGCGTCGCCTGCGTGATCGCCACGCGGCGCACCATTTCGGGACTGGCCTTCATCAGAACACCGCGTTCAGGCCGTCGCGCAAGCCGATGCGCCCGCCGCCCGAACCGTAGCTGACCGCCGCCACCGGTGCCTGCACGCCCCAATAGATTTTCTTGTCCAGCCCGGTCACGCCCGCCAGCCCGGTCTCGCCGGGCCAGATCGAGCGGTGGAACGTGTCGGCAAGCCGCGCGCCTTCGTCGTCGGCGAAGAACCGCTCGAAGGCGGAGACCACGCTGAACTCCAGCGAGCGCCCCGTGCTCGAACTGGTCAGCGTCGGCACATCCACTTCGCCGAGAAAGATCAGCGAGGGATCGGGGATCACCAGCCCGGTCCCTGCATCGACCACACCGAGATCGATGGTGACTTGGCTGCCCTGCATCGCCGCCGATGCGAGCGTGCCGGCAGCCGCGTCCGATCCCGGGATCAGCGTCAGCCGCACTTCCGGCGCCTCGTCGCCCGCGCCGTCATTGATGACGTCCAGGCTGTCGAGCGCCCCGAACGTGTCGTCCAGCCCGGTGAACACGCGCCCGTCGGCGAACGCCAGCCGCCCCGCCCCGTCCAGCAGCCGGATCGTATATCCGGGCAGCAGAATTTCGACCGCGCCGAAGATCGTCGCGATCGGTTGCGACAGCGCGGTATCGACCGCCGGGGCAAAGGCGGTCATCGTGCTTCCGTGATGCTGAAGGCGATTTCGTGGTAGGGCGTCAGCTTCAGGTGCCACTTGGCGCTGTCGCCGGACACGAAGCCCTCGATATACGGCACCGCGAACTCGCACACTGCGTTATCGGCGGGGCTGATCCGCAGCATCGGCGTGATCGCCAGCGTCAGCTGCCCCGATCCGTTCGCTGTCGTGTCGGCCGATGCCTGGTGCAGATAGCGCCGCCCGCCGTGGATGATCGAGAAGAACTGGCCCTCGCGCACCGCATAGCCGGCCGTGAAGCCGTCCAGCACCAGCGCCGATCCGCTCTGCCCCGCGCCGTTGACCAGCGGGGTGCCGGGCGCGCCGATCGCCAGCCCAGGCTGCGGAAACGGATAGATCGCCCCGTCCGTCAAGGCCTTCAGCAGCCGCGCGACATAGACCCGGCCATGCGTGGCGGAGAGGGCGGGCGGCAGTTCGACCGCCAGCGCGAAGCGATTCCCCAGCCGGTTGAGCCGTTGCGCCGCGCCGCCCAGCGCGCCTTGCTGGACCGCGCCGAAATCCAGCAGCTGCGGTTCCGCCGTTCGGATGCCCGGCAGGCTGGGAAGCAGGACCGACATAAAAAATCACCGTCAATGAGTGTAAAGTCTTGCTTTACGTGTAAAGCATAGCTATACAGTTTTTATGGACATCGAGAGCCAGCTTCATCCCTCGTTCGCCCTGCACCCCGGCCCCTGGCTTCGCCGCAACCTGGTCGAGCCTTATGGCCTGAACGTGTCCGAAGCCGCCGTGCATCTCGGTGTCAGCCGGCCGCTCATGAGCAATCTGCTCAACGGCCATGCCGGCCTGTCCGCCGCGATGGCGATCCGGTTCGAGCGCGCCTTCGGCATCTCCGCCGACACCCTGGTGCGGATGCAGTCGGCCCATGATCTCGCTGTCGCCAAGGCCGCCGCCCGCGATCTGAAGATCGATCGCCTGCCGGAGCCGGCTTAGCGGCCCAGCCGCCGCGAAGCGCTGCGCACCGCCTGCTGCCGCGCAAGGCCAGCCCCGCCCGTCACTGCCGCCTGGCCGACCGCGCCGATCAGCGGCGCATTGGCCCCGACCGAAACCCGCTCCACCCGCGCGTCGAAATATTCGGACGCGGCCACGTGCACGACGATCTGCTGCCCGCCCAGCGCACCATTCGGCAGGATCGTGCCGGCGCGGTCGGGAACGAACAGCTCCGGTCCGCGCTCGCCGACGATGCTCGCCTTGCCCACGGGCGGGCGTCCGCCATTGACGAAGAAGCCGCCGAACCCGCTGCTGCCCAATATGCCGGTGACGGTCTCGCCCAGATTGAAGGCCGATCCTGTCGCCTTGGCGATCACGAACTTGGCCAGCAGCTCCGCGATCACCCGCGCCCCGAGGCTCTTGAAATCCTGCCACAGCCGCTGCGTGCCGCCCGTGAACAGATCTTCGTAAAGCCCGGCGAGCGTCCGCACCGATTCCGCGCGCCGCTGGAACTCGTCATCGGCGACCAGCTTGTTCGCTTCGAACTCGGCCTGCTTTCGCTTGTCGATCTGGTCGACAAGCGATTTGAAATCGCCAGCGGTATCGACGCCGATGTCGCCATAAAGCTTGCGGCTTGCTGCGGCAGCCGAACCATTGCCGTTCACACCATCGAGCGCGTTCAGTTTCGACAGCGTCTCGCTAAGCGTCTTGTTCAAAGATTTGAACGGGTCTTCGATCTCGCGCGCCTTCGCACCAGCGCCGCCGCCGCCGCCCGATCGAGTTCGACCACCTGTAGTGGAAACCCCGTCCCGATCCAAAAAAGAAGGAAATCGCGACTGAAACCGTTCGGCGAAGTTACCCGGAGCGTATCCGGCTGCTAGACCTTTTCGCGCTTCAGCGATCGCGGCATCCAAACGAGCTAGTTGAGCCTGTGCGCCATTGAGGCGCGCACTTGTTTGTCCAATCGCTAGCCCCGCGTTAATATTTCCACGCCCCTCATTCCCGAGCAACTGAGCATCGCGCCGAGTGCGCAGCAATTCTGCTTCTGCCATCACGGCAGCGGAAGTTGCAGTGGCCTGTTTGAGACGGGCGTCGGCTAGAAACAGCGCCTCAACCTTCGCCTCACCAGCAGACTTCTTCGTGCGGCCCGTTATCTCATCGAGAGCCTTGGTCGCCTCAGTCAATGCATCCGCTGCGCCGACGCCCGCGCGATTTGCGTCGGTGAGCCCCTTTTGGGCATCGCCCGCTGAGTTCAATTTCTGATAGAGCGACAATAACAACGTGCCGGCCGCTGTAAGGGCAATGCCCCACGGTCCGCCCAGGAAACCGATAAAGCCCCCCGCCTTGCCGGTGATCTCACCAATCGCTTGAACGACCTGACCGCCCTGCTGTGCAAAGATTTGCATGGCAGATGTGCCGCTGCCGAAGGATGCCGATACGTCAGACAGCTGGAAAGAAAGGTTCTTAAATCCTTGCTGCGCCTGAGCCGAACTGGAGTTAATGCGCTTCATCGACGCATCAAACCTCTGCGCCCCAGCCTCTCCTTTCTTAGAAAAGTTATCTAGAACTTGGCCAGCTTCGCCTAGGTTCTTCCGCAGCAGCTCCACGGAGGCGTCAACCTTCAACAGAAGCGACCTGACTTCTACATCACCTGCCATAACAAGCTTCCGAAAAAAGCCCGACTCGCAAGCGCCCGCCAATGCAGATATGCGGGTCTCGAAAGTGGAGCGCGTTTGGAGGGACAGAGATTTATGCGTCTGATGATTGCGGCACTGGCTCTTGCAAATACGAGCTGCCGTCAGATGACGTCTGGCGAGATTACCGAGCGCACCTACAATATTGCCGAAAGAAACGGCGATGATACTTCTCAGTTGTGCGAACGCGCTCGCCGCGTAGCCGAAGCATATTTGAACGACGGTAATGAAGAGCAATATAAGTTTTGGGGTCTGAAAAGCGCTACAAAGTGTTTGAACGCAGAGTTAAATCGTCGCCGCCCCTAACTACTTGTCGATTCGGCTTGATCTTCCAGAAACTCCACCGCCGCCCATAACTCATGCGGCGTCGACCGCCAGAACTGGTCCGGCGACCATCTGAGCCGCACGATCGCGAAGCCCATCAGTGCGCGCCGGGGATCGGCTATTTCGTCGCCGTCCCCGGCCTCACTTCCCCCTGGGCGGTGTAGCCCCCGGTGGCCGCCCAGGCGAGCACCTCGGCGATCGCCTTCATCGCTCCGGTCACGCCGTCGTCGGCTTCGAACATCAGCTCGCCCACCCGCCGCGCGTTGAAATGCGCGGTAGCTTCGTCGTCGTTGGCGCGGCCCCATGCCCGGATGCACTCGGCCGCGATGATCGCCGCGTCGCCGGTGGTGAGCGCACCGGCCAGCGCCGATCGGGCGAGGTCGATGATCGACTTGCCCGTTGCCGTCTCGAACGCCTGAATGGCCTCGAAGCTGGGGCGCAGCACGTAGGGCTGGCCTTCCAGAGCGAGCGTGATCTCGCCCCGCGTCGCGTTGGCGGCGGGCTTCACGCGAGATTATCCGTGGTCGGCGCCTGCGCCAGGCCGAACTTCGCCGAATAGCTGACGCCGCCATTCTGCGGATAGTTGATCGACAGTTCGAGGATGTTCAGCAGGCCCTCGAACACGACGTCAGCCGGCGATGCCCCCGTGGAGCCGCCCTTCCGGATTTGGACGTTGGTGCTGGTCTGCGCCTTGAACCTCGTGTCCATCAGCGTGAAGCCGTTGGCGTCGGGCAGGTCGGCCAGGCCTTCCAGCGTGATGCCATAGTCGAACAGGCCGGCAGCGCTCAACGCATAGGGCGCGTTGTTCTTGTCGCTGATATCGATCTGGTTCGATGCGCGCGAGGTCGAAAGGCTCTGCTGCCCCTTGATCTCGTTATAGGTGCCGGGCGTGGCGCTTTCGATCCACAGCCGGTAATTGTTGCCGAGCTTCTTGCTCACCGCCGTCCTCCATGAAAAGGCCCCGCCAGTGGCGGGGCTGGGTGATCCGAAATCGTGGGTGCACCTCTATCGCGTGGCCATCACGCGGTATCGCTGCAGTCCTTCATAGGTTTTGCCGTCGCCCAGGAGCACGGCGCTCTCGCTTTCCAGCCACAGGTGGAAAATCCACCCGGCCTCTGTCAGTGTCGCCTGGTCCAGCACGCTATTGACCTGATCCATCAGCGCTAGTGCGGGCTTGCGCTGCTCGGCCTGGTCGATCGTCGTGATCGAAAGGCCGATGTCGCGGTCGGTGTTGCCCTTGCCGCCAAGCGGCTCCGCCTCCAGATCGCCGATGATGACGATGGGCGCCGCCGTTTCCTGCGGCACGTGCTGCTGCACCGCCGCGCCGGATACGCCCGCCGCCAGCGCCACGAACACCGCCTTTTCGCAGGCGGACAATGCGCTATTCATCACCAGCTCCCGCAGCCGCCTTGGAAAGCACTCGGCCCCACACGGCCTTCAGCTTACGGCGGAACAGCGCCCGCTCGCGCGGCAAAAAGCCCGAAACGAACCGCTTTTCCTTGATCGCGCCCACCCGCATCGTCTCCCCCGCGCGCGGCCCGCGCTTGATCGTCACCGTCTGCGCCTTGCGCCCATATTCGAGAATATGGGCGTAGAAGAGGCTCAGCCGCCGCCGCGTCGCCGCGAATAGGCCGACACGCAGCTTCAGCGTCTTGGGATAGACCCTCTTCTCCATGCCGGCCCGCAGATTGCCGGTGCGGAAAGGGGCGCGCGCCTTCATCGCACTCAGCAGCTCCGAACCGCCCTCGTCCAACGTGACCACCAGCTCGCCCCGCATCGCCTCGGGGATATTCCGCACCAGCCGCCGCGCCGACTTCGTGCCGCGCCACTTGCTGGCCATCAGCTGCCATCGGCCGAGAGGCCGGTCTCGCAGATCAGGACCGTGAAACGCCGCGGACTGTCAGGATGCGGCAATGCCGACACGATGTTCATGGCAAGGCCATCCCACATCAGCCGGTGCGCGGTCGTCACGGCCGCGCGACGGCGAATGATGACGCGCCACCGCGATACCGAGCGCAGAACGGTCGAGTTGAGCGTTTCGGCGCCGCTCAGGCCGACCAACTTGGCCGATACGCTGGCAACGCCCTCGATGTCCGCCCAGTCGGTCGCGTAGCCGCCTTGCCCATTGGCGACGCGGATCGGCCGCTGGATCGTGACGCGATCTTTCAGGTCGCTATTCTGCGGCGCGGTCATATCGACCAGGTCTCGAAGGACGCCAGCAATCGCTCCACCGGCAGCGACAGCGGCACCTTGCTCGCCGATCCCGGCGTCCAGCTTTCGCGCTTGTCGTAAAGGTCGGAAACCATCACCAGCGCGGCGTGGCGCAGGCGGTGCGGCACCGCGTCGGGATCATGGCCCGCCTGCATGCTGACCGTCACCGCGTCGGGCGCTGTCATCGCTGCCGGCCATGCGCCCGCCGTCAGGATCAGCCGCCCCGGCCGCTTGGCGGCGGACAGGCGGGCGGTCGCGGGATCGAGGCTCACCGCATTGCCGCTCTCATCGAAATAGGCCAGCGCCGCGACCGACTGGATCGGCCACGATCGCAGCCGGATCGCGTCGAACGATCTGAAATGCTCCGAAACCGTCCGCTGGCCGATCAAATGGCCGGTCTCGCTCTCGATCGTCTCGACCGCGACATAGACGATGTTCTGGATCAGTTCGTCGTCGTCGGCTTCCTCGACGTTCAGGTGCCGCTTCACGTCTTCCAGCGGCAGCACCTGGTCGATCGCATCCGGGTCGATCATGCCGCATCCTCCGCATAGCGGAAGCTGGCGAAGCCATCCTTGTCGCCGATGAAAGTCAGCAGCACCGTGCGACCGTCCAGTTCGGCGCGGCGGGCATAGCGCGCGCGCTTGCCCTTCCGGTTCGGGATGCAGGCCAGCACGCCATCGGCAAGCCCGGCCTCGCCGTCGAACACGCCGTCGATGACGAGGCGCACCCGCCGGCCATTGTCGATCACGTCCTGCCCTGATCCTGTCGAATGGCTCATTGCTGCCTCACCGTCACCACGCCCGTGCGCTCGAACTGCTTGTAGGGATCGGCATCGGTGCGGATCAGCAGCGACACGCCCACCTGAACGCCGGCGCCCGCGAAGGCCGCGTTCTGCTGGAAGGCCGCATCGCAGACGAACCACAGCTGCGTCTTGGTGCCGTCTTCCGAAATGATCGGCGTGCGGTCATCATCGGTATCGACCTTGACGCCGACGCTCGCGCCCTGCGCGGACATCGTGATCTTGTCGATCTGTTCGATCGCCTCGCCGTCCGCCAGCAAATCGCTCCAGTCGATCGCATAGGGCGCGCGATCGGACGGATCGAAGGGCGCGGCCCACGCCGCCGCCTGCAGGGGCAGCGCCACCACGTTCAGCCCGCCCGATGGCACGGCCTCGACCGCCAGCATCCGATCCGCGCTGGCGATGATCTCGCCCGTCGCGGTGATCGCCGCCTGCACCACTTCGCCAGTGCCGCTCGCCTGCGGCGCGCCGATGCTGGCGCCGCCGCCGCCCGCGATCGGTGTCAGCCCACCCGTACCGCTCGCGCCGGGTGCCGGAATCGACGTCCCGCCGCCACCGCCGACCGCGACGCCGCCCGTGCCGGAGCCGCCAGGGGCCGGCACGCTCGCGCCGCCCGCGCCGGAAATCGGCGGGTTGGACGTGTTTTCATGCGCGCCCGCGGCACCCGTGCCATCGTTGCGGCGCGCAACCCCGGCGATGTCGTATTTCAGCGGCGCGCGGCCCGCCGGCACCCGATTATAGGCAGCGTTCGTCAACCCGGTCAGCGCATAGGTGCCGCCGCCGGCGCCCGCCGTGCCGGACAGGTTGCTGGTGAAGGTGACATTGGCTTCGCCAGCGACGATCGTGCTCGACGGGTCCAGCGCCTCGCCGGTCCAGTTGCCGTTGGTCCCCGCGCCGCTCTGGTCGGGTGCGGAGGATAGCCCCGCCTGCGCATCGCCCGTCACCACGACCAGGCCGATCTGGCCAGCGCCGTAGCGATACGCCCAGGTGCCGGTGCGGCCCGTGTTGGTGACGGTCCCCGGCGTCGTGCCGGTGAAGGTGTCGCCCTTGGTGTTGCGCTGGTGCAGCAGGTCGAACTTCTCGACCATGCGCTTCTGCACGCCCGCCGCCCCGGTCACATCGGCATAGGCCGCGTTCTGGCGGCCGATGTTCGAACTCGCGGCGCCGACGCCGGGCAGCGTGTTGAACATCGACAGGAAGCCGGAGAGCGCGACCGTCGTGTTGTCGTTGGCGATGCCCCAAGCGGCCGAGTTGCTGATCCCCGCCATCTCGAACACGTTCTGGACGCGCGCGAAGCCCGACAGCGCTTTGGTTTGCGCCAGCAGGTTCGATGCCTGCTGCTTCAGGAAGCGGTTATTGTAGAGAATGCCGCCGTCGATCGACAGCGCCGTGGTGCTGTCATTCTCGTAGATCGTGGCGCCTTCCAGCGTGTTGCCCACGCAGGTGTTCGGCACCAGCCGCTTGGTCCCGGCGATCGTGCCGGTGCAGCCCAGGATCAGCGCGTTCATCTCGCGGGTGGCGCCGGTGAACGGATAGAAAGGCGACGCCACGTTCACCATCGCGACGTTGCGGTAATATTTGAGGCCGAACTGGATGCAGAAGCCCGTCGACTGCCCGGTCACATTGTAGGTGACGCTCGCGCCGTCGAAGCCGATCCGGTTTAGGTTGGACCCCGATCCGCCGTTCAGCGTCACCGCGCCGGTGCTGTTCACATAGATCGGGCAGCGGAAGTTGATCAGGTCTGAGACGCTGTTCAGATTGCCCGCCAGCGTCAGCCGCACGGTCCCCGTCGCGGCAGGATCGACCCTGATTTCCGTCCAGCACTTGCCCGCGCTCGCCGTCGTCGCGGACATCGCATGATCCGCGCCCGCGCCGCCGCTCGTCTCCATCAGATAGATGGTCGATCCTGAATGGTCGTTATGCCCCTTACCGCTATTGTTCGCCGCCTGCAGCGCGGTCAGCGCGGCGGTGACGGTCGGGAACGGCGTCGAAGAGCTGCCGACCGTGCCGCCCGAGGCGCCCACCTTCACATAGGCGGTGTTGCCGCCATAGCCCCCGGTCTTGTCGACCACGAAGCGCAGCGGCGTCTGCCCCTGCGCCACATCGACATGCGATCCTGCGGTCAGCGTTCCGGCCGCGCCTTTCGTCGCATCACTGGTGTCCAGCACCGCCGTCGCGTCGCCGATCCACGGGAAGACCTTGGCGTTGACTTGCGCCAGGTCGCCCTGCGTCAGCGCGGTGAGCGGGATCGTCGCTTTCCACGCCTCGGCGATATTGCCCTGCGTCTGCAGGCTGGAGAGCGCGGGCGCGCCAACCGTCTGCACCGCGGTGAGGTTCGGGGTTCCCTGCGCATCGCGGCCCTGCAGCTGCACGCAGGCGACCTGCTGGCCACCCCGCGCATGTTCGTGAAAGGCGAAACCCTCGACCGCGAAACTGGACCCGGTCGCGCGCTCATGCTGCAGGTTGCCCCAGCCCCATTGCGGACGCGGATAGGCGAGGCTCGACCCGTTCGATAGGCCGGCGATCGATCCCGCCGCCGCCGCGCCGTAATAGCCGGCCTCGGCATCGGCCGATGCGACCACGGAGCCTGCATAGATGAAATCGGACAGCGCGAAATAGACCGTGCGGGTGCCGCCCGAAGCGCTGTTCAACCGCTGCGTGTTGTTCGCATATTGCTTTCGCACCACTGCCGTGCCGCGGATGGTGCGCACCGGCCCGCCCAGGCCTGCCAGCAGCAAGGTGCCGGAATTGTCATAGCCGGGGTCCTGCACAGTCAGCACGATCTTGGTCGGATCGAAGGTCGACGCGCCGTCATCGGGCAGCGTCGCGGTCGCGACCCAGCCGTTCGGGATCGCCGCGTCCGCCCCATCGGGCAGCACGGTCGCGCCCAGCACGGCAAGCGCGGTGATGATGCTCGGCATGGGCGGGCAGACCTGTCAGCTGGGGAAGGGATCAGGACGGCTTGGAAAGGTTGAACGACGTGATCGTGATCGATTGCGTCGCGTTCACGGCCACATTGTCGAGCGTCAGCTCGCCGCCGCCGCCTGTCGCGGTCACCGGGCCGCGCATTTCAGGCACGCCGGCTGCGGTGCAGAACTCATAGTGACCGACCGTACCGGCGGCATCGGCGGAACTGTCCTGCCACAGGCCCAGCAGGGCCTTGATGCCGCCAGAGGCGTCGGCCATCCAGTTGGCGGGCAGGTTCAGCGTGGCGATAACTGTACCCGTCGATGCCCCAGCCAGGCTGGCGGGCGCGGCGCCGGAGCGCAGTTTCAGAATTGCCGACGCGCCGATCAGTTCTTCGACCTTGTCGAGCATCCCGTTCCAAAGGCGATCAGAAAAACTAGCCATCGGTGTTTCCCATAAAAAATGCCGGCGCGACCGAGATCGCGCCGGCTGGTCATTTCGAATGCGGCGGGCGCTCAGCCCTGCTTGGCGAGACCCTCGGCATGGGCCACCGCGCTCGGATGCGGATCGGCCCAGCCGCCGGCGACGGCGGCCTTCAGGTCTTCCGCGGCGAGCTTCACCACATCGTCCACCCGATGCTCGCCGTGATCCGATATCACGCGAGCCTTGGTGAACTTGGGCGCCTTGTCAGCGGCAGCCTTGTCGGCTGCCGCCTTGTCGGCCGCTGCCTTTTCTTCGTCAGTCATGACAGTCTCCGGGGTTCGAGAAATGGCCGGGCTTCCACCGGCCCGCCTGAGCGCCGCTGAAAGCCCCAGCGGCTGGGCGTCGGCAATATTGGAAGGCGCTGCGGCGGGGCCGTGTTACACCCCGCCGCGACCCGAGCGGCTTAGGTGGCCGAATGCTGGTAATATTTGACGGCGCCGCCCACGTCGGTGAGGTTGCCGCCCGCGCGCAGCCAGGCGAGGAAGCCGACCTGCCCTTTCTTGGCATAGGCCGAGTCCGTGAAGCGCTGGACTTCGATCTCCATCGCGTCGCGGATTTTGTAGAAGGACATGTCGCCGAACAGGATCGACTTCGCATTGGCGGCCGGGGTCGCCATGTGCTGGTTGATGGCGATCTTGCTGCCCAGCAGCATGTCCGGCGCGCCACCGGGCGATCCCATTTCATAGCCCGGCACGAAGATCGGGCGGCCGCTCGTATCCTTGATCTTGCGGACCACCTTCAGCGTCGTGTCGTGCATCATGAAGCCGGCATTGCCCATCTCGCGATAGGCCGGATCGACCGCATGCTGCAGATCCACCAGATCGTCATAGATGACGGTCGCGGTCTGGCCGGTCGTGCCGACCTTGCCGGCGCCCGACGCGGTCACGAGGCCGGTCGGCTGGTTCGTGCCGGTGCCGGTCGTGAAGTGCTTGTTGGTGATGCGGCCGAGGCGGGTCGCCAGGCGCTGCACCACGAACGACACGATATCGACCGAACTGTCCTGAATAAGCTCGATCGGGACGGTGACGACTTTCGAGCTATACTTGTAAACGACCAGCGCGATCACACCGAACGCGATGTCGAGGTCGGATGCAGAGGCGTTCTGGTCCACGATCTCGCCTTCTTCCGACGTGCCATCGGAAGTCGGGAAGTTCATCGGATTGCCCTGCGCCGTGCGGATGACTTCGGCCACCGCACGCATGCCGCCAAACTTCTTCAGCGCGTCCAGCACCTGCGTCGCCACCTCGGTCGCGACGGTATAGCCGCCCTCGCTGTTCGTGGTGGTCGACATGGTGTTGCGCAGGGTCGGCCAGTCGGCATCGCTGATGGCGCGGTCGCCATTGCGGAGCCACTTGGCGAACAGGCGGCACGCCGCGCTGTCTTCGTCGTGCGCGCGGCGATCCGCCGCGTCGAGCACCTGATTGTTCAGCGCGGTCGAAGCCGCCAGGCGGTTGACCGTGTTGTGACGCTCGATCTGGGCGTCGATAGTCTCGATCTCGGCGATCAGCGCGCTATACGCCGCATCGTCTTCAGCCGGGTTCCACACGGCCTTGTTGACCAGATCGCGAACCGCTTTCGCCTTGGCGTCGCGCTGCTCGCGGAGAGCTTGGAGGCTCATGTCGCATTCTCCATGAAAAAAGGGCGGCACCTCGCCGCCCTTTGGGGTCTGTCCGGGCGCAGCGCGCTCAGGCAGCTTTGAGCCGCGCGGCCGTGCCATGCTGCGAGAGCAGGGCGGCGACCGTCGCCCTGCGGGCGCGGGCGGCAATCTCATCCTGATCCGGCGCGGGCGCCGGGTCCGGTTCGGGTGCGGGTTCCGGCTCCGGGGCCGGGGTTTCCACCATCTCGGCGGCGGGCATGTCCGGGGCGCGCTCGAACGCGGACAAGTCCCACGCGACGCGCGCCTGCGCCTTTTGCTCCGGCTCTTCGCCCGCCACGCTGTCGGCCAGCCCGGCCTCGACGGCCTCGCCAGACGAATACCAGGTTTCCGCCGCCATCGCGGCCAGCCAGTCGCCTGCGCCGGCCTTCCTCGAATATTGGTCGGCCAGCGACTGGTCGACCTTCTCCAGCACGCTCGCCTCGTGCATCAGCTGGTCGGCATTGCCCCACATGATCGTCCACGCCTCGTGGATCATCATGAACGAACCCGGCGCCATCACGGTCTGCTTCGCGGCGATCGCGATGATCGATGCGATCGACGCGGCGATGCCGTCGACCTGAACGGTCACGCCGTCCTGATACTCACGGATCGCCTGCGCGATCGCGATGCCGCCGAACACATCGCCACCCGGCGAGTTGATCCGCACGGTCACCGGGCCGCTCATCTGCTCGAGCTGCTGGCGGAAGCCCATCGGGCTGACGCCGCCGAACCATTCGGCCTCGAACTCGTCGCCGACGATGATGTCATAGACCCAGATGGTGTTGCTGCTGGCCTCGGCCCGCAGCGCGCCCTTGCGGGCATTGGCCTTAAACAGGTTGAGCAGACGGTTGCGCACCCGCGCCTCCCATTCCCGAGTTGAGTTGGTCTCCGCCAGGTTTCTTCTGCAGGCGGAGGCGGCGCCGAATTTCATCGGCGGTCATGAAGCCCGGTTCGCCTGCACGCCCCATCGAGATGCGGAACGCCTCGAAGAGCGACTTCATGTCGGCGCTCTCCAGCTCGAACGTGTCGAAGTCGGCGACCTTGCCGGCGACCCGGTAGAGCTTCCGGTTGATCTCGTTGCGGAACGCGACGAGGTGGCTGCCAAGCGCATAGCGCTTGAAGCCGGAACCCATCTCCGAAAGGCCCTTGCCAAAGGCGGTGACCTTCTCGGTGTGGCCGATCATGAAGGGCGGCACGCCGTAGATGCGGGCAATCTCTTCGATCTGGAACCTGCGGGTCGCGATCAGTTCCATATCCGAGTTGGGCAGGCTGATGGTCTCGATCTCCAGGCCACCCTGCAACACCATTGGACGGAACCGATTGGCGCCGCCGTGCCGTTCCTGCACCTGATCGCGCAGGTTATCGATCTGATCGTCGTCCAGCTTCTTTTCGGTCTTCAGCGCGAAATCGGGCCGCGCCGAGTTGGAGAAAAACTGGCCCGAAAAGTTCTGCGCCGCGCTGGCGACGCCGCCGGCCATGCGAAGCGCGTAACGCAGCGGCGACATCGATCGGATGCCGTCATAACCGAAGCCCGGCACGTGGATCATGTCGGCCGCGTCGATCACGCGAAGTGTGTGGCTCTTCTCCCACGCCTCCGGCGTAACGACATAGACCAGCCGCTCGCCTTGCTCGTCCAGCACCGGCACCGGCTGGACCAGCAGCGGATGAAGCGGCTTCAGACCGACGATGCGCGGGCCGGAACGAATGATCTCCGCGAAGGCATCGCCATGCAGCAGCCGCGAGAAGACCAGCCGCTCCCACCCGGCCGACGCCGGCCAGCGGCCTGAAAACTCTTCGTTCAGCACCCACCACAGCGGATCGCCGAAGATCTGCGTGCGCTCGCCGTCGCCGGTCTCGTTGTAGAGGTGCATCGGCAGAGCCGAGATCACGCCGGCGATCAGGTTGACGCACGCATACACGGCCGAGACCATCAGAACTGTGCGCTCGGTCATGACCGGCAGGTCGTTCCCGCCAAGGCCGGTGAACGTCTCCCACATCTCCGACCCGCGCGTGATCGCCGGCAGCGGCACCTGCGCGGAAGCCTTCGCGATGTGCGCACTGCCGGTGCCGCGCTGACGCTTATAGTCGTCAGGACTCACAGCAGCACCACGCCGGGTTCGGCGTCGTCGATATCGATATCGGCCATCGCCACGCCCACTCCCATGACGCCCGCGACGATGCCGTCGATCTTCTCGGCCGACCGCTTCTTCGCAGGCATGAAGTTCATGTTTTCGTCGAAGCGGACCACCACATTGCCCGCCATCCAGCGCAGCATCGGGTGTCCGCCATGATCATATTGGCCCGCGTAGACGAGCCGCTCGAACTGCTTGCTCGGCTCGCCGAGCGACAGGATGCCCTGCCTGATCTCCACCATCTGCTCGGCTTCGACGCCCTGCTTCTGCAGGTCGGTCACCAGTTTGCGCGCGTTCCACGGGTCGAAGCCGACCAGTTGCACGTCGAACATATCGAAGCCTTCGAGCAGCGCGTTCATGACGAAACTCTGGTCGACATAGTCGCCAGGCGTCGTCTCCAGCGCCCCCGCCGCCAGATATTTGTCATACGGCACGCGGTCCGCCTTGACCCGCTCCGCCAGCGTCTCTTCCGGCACCCAGAAGCGCGCCGCGACTTCCCATTTCTGGCCCGGCTCTTCAGGGACGGCGTGCCAGAGCAGCGCGGTCACATCCTTGGTGCTCGACACGTCGAACGATCCGAACACGCGCCGTCCGCGCATCCGCTCCAGCCGGTGCCGCCAGGCATCCTTGTCGGCGGCGCAGGCGTCCCATCGCTTCAGGTTGATCCAGCGCGCGGTCGATTCGACCCACTGGTTCAAATGATAGCGGCGGAAGTGCGCCTCGGCGCGCGGATTGCCTTTCGCGAACCCCGCCTCGCGGCGCAGATACGCGATTGTGGGCGACAAGCCCAGCGACGGGTTAGCCTTTCGCCACTGCCCCTCATCGTTGAAATCGGCTTCCTGATCCGCCGCGAACACGACGATCAGCGTGGTCGGATCGTCGATCCGGCCTTCCAGCACCGCGAGACTTTCGTCCCAAAGTTCGACGCCGGTCGCGTTCGTTTTCAGCCCGGCAGTCGAGGCATACAGCTCGATGGGCTGCAAACGCCCGCCCGTGCCTTGCCGCAAGGTGTTTTCAACTTCGCGGCTGCGCCACTCGTGCATCTCGTCGCCCGCGATCACGGTCGGCGATTTGCCGTGTTTTCCCTCTTCGGACCCGCTCAGCACCACGAATGGCGAGGCATATTGCTTCAGGTAAAGCGACTTGCCGTAGGTCTGGATCGATCGCGCCAGCTCGGGCGCGTTGGCGATCATGGCCTTCATGCGGGCAAGGATGATCTTGCCCTGTGTTTCATCGCGCCCGAAGCAATAGCCCTCGCCCGCGACCACGCCTTCCAGCGCCCAGAACAGCAGCGCCAGCGCCGCGAGGAACTCGGACTTCCCGTTCTTGCGCGGCACCCACAGCCGCAGGCAGCGGAACAGCCGCACATGCGCCAGCGCCGGTTCGCCCGTCAGCGGGTCGATGATATCGACCGGAACCTTCCAGCCGACCAGCATCCGGACGATGATGTCCTGCCAGGTGTTCAAACGGAACGGCACGCCCGCGAAGCGGTCGACCGTCAGCGTGAAGACTTGCGGCCAGAGCGCCACCACGGCGTCGGCCTTGGCATGATCGAACCACGCGCCTTCGGCCCCGGCCGCGCGATCCCAGGCGAGGATCGCCCAGCGATACTCGTCGTCTCCCTCGACCGCGCGAAGCCAGTCCGGCCGCTCGATCGCCCCTGTTAGCGCCGCCACATCAGTTTGGGCGCATGCCCGGTGGCGGAGAGTCCAGCTGCGAAAGCCGCCCGATCACGCCCGCGTTGGACGCTGGCTGGGCAGCCTCCTCGTTCGGACGCTGCGCCGGCAGCGCGCCGAACAGGCCCGGATTGTTCGCCGCCGCGACCGCCTGGTCCTTGAACAGGCTATATTCGTCGGCGGGCGTGAGGCCAAACCGCTTGCTCAGCTCCAGCGCATGCTTCAGCGCCTCGTCGCGGATGCGCACCATCGGATGCGTGCGCGGCATCATCGAGCCGGACACGGTCTTCACGTTGGTGACATGGCCGTCGCGATCGACGGCTTCCTTCGCCAGCACCCATTCCGCGTAATAGACGCAGAACGTGAAGAACAGCGGCCGATGCTGCGGCTGCAGCCGGTGCGTCTTCACGAGCAGCGGCGCCAGTTCGCGCCACATCGCCGCGGCGGCCGGATCGTTCGCGATCATCGCGGGCGGCTCCACGCCGCTGGCGCTTGCCAGGCTATCTGCCAGCAGTTCGGCGACGCGCTTCGCTTCCTGCCGGCGCTTCTCGACTTTCGAGACCCGCCGGCCGGGATTGCCCTTCGCCTGCTGCACAGCGGGCGGATCAGCGCGCCGCCCCATGTCCGCCTCCTTGGCTAAAAAAAACTTTCCGCGAATAACGCGCCGAAAAATCCGGTTGTGACGTCCGGTCTTGAAGGGGTCGGGGCGCAACCTTTTCACCACCCCCCTGTCACCGCGACCCGCCACGCTCCTCGCGCTGGACCTCGCCATCGTGGCACGGCTTGCAGCAGCTCTCGAACGGACCCGCGACGAACAGCTCCCAATCGCCCCGGTGAGGCTGGCGATGGTTCACCACCGTCGCCGCGCGCACCACGTGACGCGCAAGGCATCGCTCGCAGAGCGGCTGCTTGGCCAGCTGCTCATCCCTGATCGCATGCCAGATGACGAGACCATACCAGCCGCGCCACGGCTTCGCCTTGCGCCGCTGCCGATCATAGTCCCGCCCTCGCTGGACTTTCGATCGACCGCCGAGCACGGGCGGAGCCTTGGCCATGCGGCACCCTGAAAAACGGATCGGGCGGCAAGGCCGAAGCCCGCCGCCCGATCAGATAATGGAGAGGATGCCTGAAAGGCCGTGGGGCCGGAGAGGCGGAGGTGGTCGCCGCGCACCTCTCCAACCCTGCCTGATAACTACCCCAAAAACGGGGTCAATGCGAACACACGATATTTCATCGGACGAAACTTTATGGGGTTGACGCGTTCACCCACGCTTTTCCGCCATTTAGCCGTTTGCATATGGTGTGGATCGCCCGGCCATAGCGCATGCGCAGACCGTCCGCGCCCAGCGTCACGCTCATCGGCTTGCGCAGCCGCATCCACGGCACCTGCCCGAACCCGCTGGCGAGCGCGGTGACGGCCAGCACGACCAGCCGCCGGTCCCGCTCCGGCACGAACAGCAGCCATGCGCTCACCTCATCCCGCTTGGCGACCTCACGCCGCCGCAGCGGCAGTGGGCGGATCGGCGCATCCTTGTCCACATCGGGGCCATAGAATTCGGCCTTCACCAGCTGCCACGGCCCGTCCGTCGCGAACGGAGAACGCCCGCCGCCAGGGCTGCGCCGCCACAGATGCACCGCCTCCACCAACCGCTCTTCGACCATGTCGAACGTCCAGAAGGCCCCGGTCAGCGACGCTCCGATTGGACCAATGGGAGGTTGGGAGGTTTGATCATTCTCAAACAAGGTGTTGGGAGGATCATTGGGAGGATTATAGTCAGGCATTTCAACATCATCCGTGTCATATGGGAAGATGGGAGGGTGTGCGTTGCTCATCTCGTGCGCATATGCGCCCGCCCGCGCGCTACGGGGCAAGGTCGCGAACAAGCTCCCAAACTCCCGCAACCTCCCGAAAGCGCGGAAATGCGCGGTTTCCGGGTTGTGACGATCCTCCCTGAAATGGGAGGCAGGGAGGATCATGGCGGCAAATCATAGTCCGGCCTCGCTGATGGAGAGGGTGCGGGAGAGGAAGCCGCCGCGGGCGGCACCGCCTCGCCGTAGAATGCGCGCGGCGGCGGCAGTTCGCCTTCCTTCGGGATCATCCGGTCCTTGTCGTCGAAGCTGACGAAATCCAGCTCGTCGTAACGCAACGCGATGTCCTGCCATTGCATGGTGCTGGACTTCGCGATCTTGAAGCTCTTGCGCTTCATCTGGGCGTTCAGGAATTTGGGCGACCACGGCTTGCCGGTCTGCGCCAGCTGGCCCGCCCAGGCCTGCCAGGCGGCGAAGGCGCGGTGGAACGGCGTCGCCCCTACGGTCTCACCTTTCACCCGCGCCACGCAGAGGTCGATGAAGCGGCCGAGCGGATCGTTTTCCTGCTGATATTCGCGGGTCGCGTCCTTCACCGCCTGCGGGATCAGCAGCCCGCGATCCAGATAGCGGAGCGCACCGGCGATCATCCGGTTCAGGATGCCGCTCGCTGCCTCCTTCAATTTGTCCTTCAGCCGCAAATCCTGCTGATCGTCGGGAATGATGACCGCCCACGGCACCACCTGCACGCGCCGCTGGATGCCGTGGTCGGTGCTGATCTTCGGCATGGTGTTCGCCATCACCGTGTTGGTGAAAGTGATCTGCAGCTCGAATGGCGGCTTCATCAGCTCGCGCACGCCGCCTTTCGGCTCGTCGCTGGTCAGCGACTTGATCAGCCCGTCCGCGAATTTGGAATTATCTTCCGGCTCGTTGGCATAGACCATGCGCCGGCCCGCCAGCGCGGCCAGATCGGGCGAGGCGTCGCTGCCCTTGCGCACGCGGCCCGCGTCCATGAAGGTCTCGATGCCGGTGGACCAGGCGTAATCGCCCAGAATGAAGGCGATGGTGGAAACCCACACGCCCTTGCCGTTTGAGCCTTCGCCATAGAACAGCGCCATTTTCTGCGCATCGGCGAGGCCCAGGCTGTTATAGCCGGCCCAGTCGTCCAGAAACTCGCGCATTTCCGCTTCCGGCTGCACCCCTGCAAGGAACGCGTCGAAGCGCGGGCAGCGCGCCGCAGCGTCGAACGCGGCGCTGCCGATCTTGGTCATCCGGTCCTCGCGCCGATGGCCGCGCAAGCCGACCGCCGCGCGGCGGCCATCGCCGGGCCGCGCGAACACGATCGTGCCGTTCTGCATGTTCAGCAGCAGCGGATCGGCGTCGAAATCCTGCGGCCGTGCCGAAAGCCGGGCCTCGGCCAGCTTGGCGATGCAGCCGATATGCCCCGCCCCTTCGGATGTGCGGCCCCAGCTGGCGATCTTCGTCGAATAGAGCACATATTCGCCATTGCTCTTGATCTGGGCGATATAGTCGTGGCGCTCGCCGCTATTCTCGCTCTGCCGCGCGAGATGACGCTGCCACCGCCATTCCAGCGTTTTTCGTTTCCGCTTGGCCTTGATCGTCGACAGCGGCAGGCGGCTATCATCATCCTCGTCGTCATAATGGTCGCCATCATCGTCGAAGCCGCCTTCGGGCGGGAACGGCACCCCGCTCGCCTGGATCAGCGCGGCCTCGTCCTGGATCGCGCGCATCGTCGCCTGCACCGCCGCGCCCAGCAGCGGCAGCGCCATGTCGCGGTTCCAGCGGGCGCCGTCCCAAGCCAACCAGCCCCACGCTTCGACGAACAGGAAATCGCCGCCATAACGGACGAGGAACCGCTCCAGATTGCCCAGGTCGGTGAGCGGCAGGAACGCACACTCGCGCACATTGTCGGCCGTCAGCAGGCTTCCAACCTTCCCCGGCGCCCCTTCTGCCGCGACATTCTCGTCACTGCCTCCCGCTTGGGAGGATGGCTTGCCATTCGAAGGCGGACCGGGGGTGGGGGGAGAACGGGAGGATCGAGGTGAACGCGGCGACCGCGAGGCGCGGTCGCGGGCAGCAGCCGCGATCTCTTCGAGATCGCGCGGACTGTTCATTCCGGCGGTCCAGCCGGAGTTGATCGTCGCTTCCAGCTGCCCGCTATCGTCGCGGCCGGGATTGTCGCGCGCGGCGGCTTCCAGCGATGCGCGGGCAATGCCGGCATCCAGCACGCCGGCCGCGACCAGCGAGGCGATCTTCAGCGCGGACGTGTTCAGCTGGGCGTTGCGCTTGCCGGTCCCGGCCGCGCGCACCTCGCGCAGCTCGCCGTCGAGCGCCCCCAGCGCGTATCGGCGCAGCGCCGCGTCCACCTTATTGGCTGCGCCGGCCAGATCATCTCCGCTCGTCCCGAGCGAAGTCGAGGGGCGCGGGCGTTCCGATAACGGCTCGGCCGCCGCCGGCGTCCACCGCCCCTCCGCATCCCGCGCCGCTTCCTGATCCTTCCTGCTGCGCCGGTCGCGCAGAATATCGATCAGCACCGGCGGCGCCGTCGCCACCGGCGCGTCCACCCGCCCGCGCAGCCAGCGATACACGCCGGCCGTCGCATTCCCGCACGGCGCGACGATGCGGCTGGGCGGCGCGATCACATAGCCGCCCTGGCCGCGCACATCGACGTGGCTAGGCAAATTGCCCCGGTTGCGCACCGCCTCGCCCGGCGGCTGCACCAGATAGAGATGGACGCCGCCCGATGGCGTGCGCACCGCCAGAGACTCCGGCAGCACGCACCCCATCAGCCGCTCCATGTCGGCCTTCAGCCGCTCGAGCGTGAAATCCTCGCCGGTCTCGGCATCGTGGCGCGGATCGAAGTCCAGCGCGAAGATGCCGCCATCCTCATCCCCGCTCATCCCGAGCGAAGTCGAGGGGCGTCCCAGCGGCAGGCCGATCAGCGCGTTCGGATATTGCCGCCACCAGGTTTTGATCTGCTCTTCGTCGGTGGTCGCGGCCTTCAGCCCGATCGTGACATAGGGCGCCTTCGCGCGCGGCGTGACGGTCTCCGGCGGCGCATCGCCCTTGCCGGGCTTCAGATAGGGGCGGCCGTCGCATTCCCGGCAGGGGAACACCGGCCATCCCCGGCGCGCATATTGAAGCGCCGCCTGCCCCATTGGCGACGGCAGTTGAGCAACCGACACGCGAAATCCCCGCTATAATCCACCCCGGCGAAGGCCGGGGTCCAATGCCTTGTCTGACCGATCCGCCGCTAGGGCGGGTCCCGCTCATCCCGAGCGAAGTCGAGGGGCTCCCCCAGCTGCCGCGCCGCGATCACGGCGGGCGCGTGCGCGGCCAGCCAGGCCACGGCGTCATGGGTCAGCCGCGACACGCTCAGCACGTCACGCAGCTGCAGCGCCGCGACGATCGCGCGCCGCTGGTCGGCGGGCAGCCGCTTCCAGCACGGCCCGCACAGCCGCATCCAGCGTTCGATCACGCGGGGGCAGGCAGCGCAGATCTGGCGGCGGCGCTTCATACCCGCCCCCCCGATCCGACGCAGGGCGGGGATTGCGGCGGCGCCGCTTCGAAATACCGCCCCTCCGGGCCGCAGCGATCGCGGTTGAAGATCGCGCCAGGCCGGCGCCGCTCCGCGAAGGCATCGGCAACGATGCTGAAATCGCCCTGCACCGCGTCCCAGCCCTTGCGGCGCGTGCAAGCCGCGCCTGATAAGTGAAACAACGGCGGCGACTGCCTGAAATGCCGGCAGTTTCGGCAAAGCGGCGCCGGGCTCATTCCGCCGCCACGGCCGCATCGGCCGCGCCTTCCGCGCTCAGCAGGTCGAACAGGCTGGGCGTCGCCTTCTCGCGATCCCATTGCCGCAAATGCCACACGCCGTCCGCGAAATAGCCGGGGTTCAGCTCGTTCGCGGCCCCGCGCCGGCCCAGCCGCGCGGCGCGCAGCGGCACTGTCATCAGCCCGCCAAACGGGTCGAACACCAGATCGCCGGGGTTGCTCCACAGCCGGATCGCGCGGTCGACGATATCGAACTGCAGCGGGCAGAGATGCTGTTCCTTGCCCTTCGCCGCCTGCTGCGCGTTGAGCGTACGCATCCGCGCGACATCGCTCCACACATCCTCGTGCCAGCTGGTCGCCGGCAGCAGGCAGAAATCGACGGGCAGCGCGAACTTCGCCTCAAGATCCTCGCACAGCGCGACATGATGCTCATGGTCATAGGCCGTCGCCCAATTATAGCCCCGGAACAGCCGGTAGATCGCATCGTGCGTCAGCCCGCCAAACTCGTGCGGAGCGAGCAGCCGATCGCCCGAGCTGCGCCAAAACCCGGCGGCGTCGATCTGCCAGCGCGCCCGCGAATAGCCGGTGCCAGCCGCGATCGGCAGGTCGCGGTCGAACGGGACGATATCGCCGCCCGCCGTCAAGCAATCGGGCTTGCCCTTCACCACCGGCTCGTCGGCATAGCCGCGCGATCGGTCGGTCTGCGGCTTCCTGAACATCAGCAGATATTCCGGCACGCCCGCGCCCTGGCGGCTGCCATCCTTGCACTGTTCGGACCAGCCGAGCCGATAGGTTTGATTGTTTTCGCGAACGACGTCCGTCGTGATCGTCCGCCGCGAAACCAAGGCGAAGCCGTGCGCCCGGTAATGCGCGATACACTGGTCACTGAACGGATCGAGCGTCTGAAAGCTAAGGCCGTCCATGCCGCCGGGCCGCACCCGGTCCTTCACATGCACGACCAAGTCGCGGCCGGGCTTCAGCACCCGCAACAAATGCGGGGTCAGATAGTCCATCTGCGCGAAGAAATGCGCGCTGTCGTCCGAATGGCCGAAATCATTATAGGACGGCGTATATTCATATTGCGTGCTGAACGGCACGCTGGTGACGATCAGGCCCACGCTGTCGCTGGCCATCTTCGCCGTTTCGATTACCGTGTCGTTGCGCACCACCCGCCAGGCCGGTTCGCCGCCGATCGTCTCGGCCGAGACTTCCACGTCCGCGCCGCCCCCCGTCTCGATCGTCCGCGCGATGGCATCCCGCGCGCCTTCCAAACCAAGGCCGAAGGCGCGGATGATCTCGCTCATCCGCTCGGCGGTCGCCAGATGCTGCTTCCACTTGCGCTCCAGCTCGGCGCGCACCGCCCGCTCGGCTTCCGAATGGATCAGGTCGATCCGCACCCGGTGGGTTTGCAAAAACCGCTGGATGCGGTGGATGGCCTGCACGAAGTCGCGGAATTTGAAGCCGATGCCAAGAAAGATCGCCCACCAGCAATGCCGCTGGAAATTGCACCCCGCGCCCGCGATCACCGGCTTCGTGGCCAACTCGGCGATCTCGCCATTGCTGAACGCCTTCAGCGTCGCCGCGCGGGCTTCCACGTCCTGGCTGCCCCACACGCTGGCCACGCCGGGGATCGCCGCCTCGATCGCTTCGCGCTCGCGCTCCAGATCGTGCCAGATCAGCCGGTGCGCCGCCGGGTCTTCCGCCCTGATCTCCAGCATCTTGGCGATCCGCGCGTCGAGGCTGTCGCGTTTCTCGCGGCTCGCATCGACCACGCCGATCGCGTCGGCCTTCAGCAGCCGGCCCTGTCCGCTCTTCTCCTCGCCCGCCGCCTTGTGATCGGAAGCCACTTCGTGCCACCGCACCTCGATCTCGGGCAGGTCATAGCCTTCGTCGCTATGGCCAAGGTCGGACGGGCGCTGCACGAACGCCGCCCAGCTGTTCACCCACAGCCAGAACTCGCGCTCCTTGTGCGGGTGAATGGTGAGTTCGTCGGCCTTCTCACTGTTGCGCTTGAAGAACCGGGTCTTGGCCTGGCCGACGTCCATCACCTCCAAGAACGCGGCATAGGCCAGCAGCTCGACAAAATCGTTGGGCGAAGGCGTCGCGGTCGCCACGAACTTGTAGGGCAGCCCGTCGAACAGCCGCATATATTCGCGGAAGGTCTTGGACCCGCCAAACCCGCGCAAGCAGTCCGCCTCGTCTAGCGTCGCCGCGTTGAAGAGCGCCAGGTCGATCTTCCCGTCGCGCACCGATTCATGGTTCGTGATGTAAATATGATCCCGCTCGTCCCGAGCGAAGTCGAGGGGCGCGGTCGATTTGATGAAGGTGATGGTCGCGCCGATCTTCGCCGCATCGACCGCGAACGTGCCTTCAAGGATCACGTTCAGCGGCGCGACGATCAGCTGCCGGCCACCCTTGGCGCGCCCAATCGCATCCATGATCGCCAACTGCATCAGCGTCTTGCCAAGGCCGAAGGCGGCGAAGATCGCCCGCCGCCCGCCCCGGATCGCCCAGGCGACGATATCGCGCTGGTGCGGCTTCAGGATCGCCGGCAGCTCGTCGCTCGCCACGTCAAGGCCCAGCGGCGGCAGCACGATGATCTTGGCCTTGACGAACTCAAGATAATCGATCGGCGCTTCCCCCGCCGTCAGCGCGAGTGCGGACGCGGCGTGCCTCACGCGTGCAGCCCCTGCCCGACCTGCTCGGCAAAGGCGGCGACGCGCCGCTTGAGCATGTCCGCCTCGCCCGCCGTGATCCGGTTCTTGACGCACAGCGCGTCGATCTCGCGGCAATGCGCGGCGGCGAAGGCCAGCACCGCCCCGCGATCGGTCAGCACCGCCGCGCGCGCCACCTCGGCGAAAGTCCGCCGCTTCATGCCCCATCCGCCAAAGCATCGAGGCCAAGCCGCACCGCCCGCACGAAATAGGCGCCGGGCAGCTCGCCCGCCGCCTTGCTCTCCGCGACCAGCCGGTGCCACAGGTCCGGCCAGCCGATGATCATCGCGCGCATGGCGTCGTTCGCTGTGGTCAGCAGTCCGGCCTGAAACGCCGCGGGCGCCGGCATCGGCTGCGCTCCCGCAACGCCGCCGCCATTGCGGCGCGCCAGCGCGCGGCGGTGCGCCGCCTGTTCCGCTTCCTTCGCCGCCGCTTCGCTGATCGACGGCCGCGCCGGCTCCGGATGCCGATCGGGCAGCATGATCGCCGGCGCGGCCCTGTGGGTGCGCGCGCGGAACGGTGTCGGCATCCGCGTGTCCAGTGGCGGGGGCAGCGGCCGTACCGGCACGGCGTCCAGCGCGATGATGGCGCGCACCCGCGCCACGGTCTCCGCCTTCGGCTGCTTGGCCTCGCGCAGATTGCCGGGGCTGGATGCGGGCAGGCCGGCCAGCTGCAGCACGCGCGACATCCTCAGCCCGTGCACGCGGCCCCAGCATCCAAGCGCGTCCAGGCACTCTTGGCCGCTTGGCGCGCTGGGCAGATCGTGGTGATGGCTGGCCGGGGCCGGGGGGCAGCCACCCCGGCCAGCCTGCGCCGCCCCGGTGGGTCGGGGGGACGGCGGCGCATTGGATGTGGAGATTGTCACCGGCAGCCCCGCGTCTTGCGCCCGGTTTCCACGATCTCGATCACGCGGGCGAACACCGCGTCCTGCCCGCGCCGGATCAGGCCGCTGCGTTCCAGCACGGTCAGCGCGGAGGCGACGCTTTCGCGGCTGCCGAGTCCCAGCCGCAGCGCCAGGCCGGTATTGCTGCCGTGCGGCAGGCCGCGTTCGGCCAGATCGGTGAGATGGTCGAACAGCTGCTGCTGCGCCTCGTTCAGCGCGGCCCGCACCCGCCGGGGCGAAGGCGCCGCCGCCAGCGGCGTGGCGGTGCGCCGCGCGACGTAATGATAGGGGAACAGCGCGTGCGGCCGTGTCTGATACAGCAATACCTGCCCGCCATCGGCCACCATCCGCACCGTGGCGGCGATCGGGTCGCGCGCGGACAGCATCGTTGCCCGCGCATAGATGCACGCCTGGCCCGGCTTGGCCCGCTGCAGCCAGGCGAGGAACGCGCCGGGCGCGGCATAGGCGGCGCCCCCCGCCAGCGGGATCAGCAGCTCCGGCTCGACCGACACGCCCGCGATCGCCAGCGCGGGCGGCAAGGGGACCGACTGACTAACCATCATGGCCTTCCCCGGCCACCGCGCGGCCCACATTGCTGACCGCTTCGGCAAGGATGCCGAAGATCAGCGCGATCAGCAGGATCGGCATGGCCGCGAACCGCCTTGCGATCCCGGCCCATGATGCCCCCCCCGGCGCCATCTCAGTAAACGCCCATGTGCGCGGGCGCCGCGGCGCCGGGCGGCGCGAAGATCGCCGTCAGGTCGCGCCACAATTTCTCACCGGCATGGTGGTGCATGTCCAGCGCCACGCCAAAGGCGCTGGCCAGTTCGATCCGGTCGCCGCGCGCGCGCGCCGTCCACAGCGGACCCGCTGCCGTCTCGCCGAGCATCGCCTTGGGCAGAGGATCGGCCTCCGCCGCCGGTGCGGCGGGCGACCCCGCGACATGCGTGTTGGACGGCGTCGACCAGGCTGCCCACGGCACCCGCCCGCCCGTCATCCGCTCGATCGCCGCCGCCTGCTCCTCGCCGGGCAGGGTCACGCCGGCCAGCAGCCGGGTCATGACGCCGCCCATGCTGAGCGGGCTGCCGGGCGTCCGCGCTTCGCGCTCGGCCCGCACCGCATCGTCCAGCAGCCATTCGGCCAGCGCCAGCGCGGCGGCGCTGGCCGGGCCGGCAGGTGCGCCTTCCTCACGGCGGCAATGCTCGATCACATCGGCCGGGATGATCGCCAGCTGGCGCAGCCAGCTCGGCAGCACGAAGGCGCCATCGAACAACATCATGCTTCTCCCGCTTCCAAGGCCGTCAGGAACGTGACCGCCACGGTCACCAGTTCGCGCGCGTCGCGGATCAGGTCGCGCCGCTCCGCCGCGTTCAATGTCTTGTCGGCCAGCGCCGCGCCCAGCCGGCCGATCAGGTCGCCCGCTTCCTGCGCGATGCTGGCCAGATGCGCGGACCAGTCTTCGACGGCGCAGCCATCCCGCACCGCGTCGAGCGAGGGCAGCTTGAACAGCTCGAAGCCGAGCTCATAGGCCATCGCCCGCACCGCGAAGGGCGCGCCGGGCGCACCCGCCGCCGCCTCTTCCAGCTCCACGATCAGGTCGATCGGCGCGAACGCGTCGCAATTATTGAGCGTATAGTTCGAAATGCGCGGCTGCCGCCCCGGCTGCCGCACCGTCTTGGCGGCGCCGGTGGAGCCGCCCAGCAGGTCGACCAGGTCGCGCGTGCCTTTCTTCAGCCGCCGTTCGCGCGGCGTCGGCACCGCATCATGCCTTGTGCTCACGATTGCAGCCTCCGCTGCGCACGCGGAGAAGCGAGCGCACGGTTGACGGCTTCGAACACGGCGGCACGGATGGCTGCCTCAAACTCCGCGCTTTCCGGGGCGGCGCTTGACGGCGCCGCCCCTTCCGGCTTCGCTGGACTAGCCCTCACCAACGAAAGGATGAACGATGGAAGCCGCAACCACCGAGGAAGTGCGCAAGCTGCGCCAGAGCGTTCAGGCAGTGATCCAGATGCAGGCGAGCATGGTGGATTTGCTGGCGAAGAACGGCGTCCTGACGTGGCAGGACGTGACGTTTCAGGCGTCGCTGATTGAGCCGGCCGTGATTGACAGTCAGCTTCACGATCAATGGCGGACGGCCTTCCGCCGAACGTGAGCACGCTGGCCTTTCCAAGGTCGATCAGCGCGAGCATCCGCTCGGCTTCCGGCTGCGGCAGATCGATGCGATACGCGCCGATCGCGGTCGCATGCGCCAGATAGCGCTCATATTCGGTGATCTCCATCATGCCGCCAGCCCCGGAATGTCGAGCGACGGCTCGCGATACGATCCGCTCAGCGCCAGGCTCGGCTCTTCGTCCTGCTCATCCTGAGCGTCTCGAAGGGGCGTCCCGCCGTGGGACACGGTGTTAGACTGGCCGGAATTAACGGCTGCGATCGTTTCGCCCCCGGCGCTATCGGCCGCGTCAACAGGGGAGAGATCGATTGGGTAGAGATCGGGACGCAGCTCGTGGCGGGAAACGCCAGTCGCCGTTTCCGCGCGGAGAACAAACTCGCCGGGTAGTGGGCGACTATGCTTGACAGTATAGTGCAGCCGTTGTTGCGACATGCCGATAAGGCCGGCCAGTTTTGACTGGCTCCCGGCGATGCCGACTGCGCGCTCAAGTGGTGTTTCCATGACGCCCTTAGCATCAACAAAACTTTTGTCGTGTCAACAAGAGTTTTGTAGCAGCGCAACTACAAAACTGTTTGTAAGCCTTGACGCCGTGGAGGGGCTTGAAGAACGTCGCCATCGTCTGATCGCCAGGCGTGAGGCGCTTGGCTGGAAGCCAGGCCAACTCGCGCTGGCGGCGCAGGTCTTCGCCGATCGTGCCGGCCATCCGGTCGCATTCAGCCAGCAACTGATCTGGAACTTCGAGAGTGGCAAGGCGAAGAAGCTGCCCGCGTGGCTGCGCTTCGCGGAACAGGCGCTCAACGCGGCGGAAAGCGACGACCCCGACGCCGGATTGCAGGATAACCCCGACTCTAGGCGCGCCGATGTTGTTCTCGTGCGCGAAATCGATATCACCTACGCGATGGGCGAGGGCGCGGTGATCGAGGACTATCCGAGCTTTGGCGAAGTGCCTTTCGATGCCGGCTTTCTTCGCGGACTGACCCGCGCGCCGCTGGATAAGCTGATCGTCGCGCGCGGCGAGGGTGACAGCATGACGCCGACGCTCATCAACGACGATATGGTGCTGATCGACATGTCGCAGCGGCGCATTGCCATGCAGGATCGCATCTGGGCGCTGGCGCTCCGTGGCGCCGGCATGATTAAGCGTGTGCGCGTGCGGCCCAAGGAAGGCTTCACGATAATTTCCGACAACGCGGTCGTGCCGCCGCAGGACGTGGATGAAGGCGATCTGTTTATCGTCGGCCGCGTGATCTGGGCTGGGCGCCGGCTGTGATGCTCTCTCGCCGGTGGCTGCTCATCGCGGGCGGACTTTGCAGTTCGTGTGGCGCGGCGGATCAGGCGAGCCATAAGACGGTCGTTAGCCTCGACGAGCCGGGCAATCATCCAGCTTGGTCGCGCCTGCCCGATGGCAGTCAGGTGCGGCGCGAAGCTCAATCGATTGAAGGCTACAGCGCTCAGCAGGTGACTAGGTGCTGGAGAGGGACCAACGGCTATGATTGCTGGTCGGTCAGCCAACGCAACCTCCGTGGCATGGCCAGCGCCAGTATCACTGCTTTTCGCTCTGCCGTTCTACCTACCGCCGAACCCACGGACGGATATCACTGCGAGCACGACGTTGCGCTAGTCGAAAGCATCAACCGAGGCGGGCAACAGCTTACTTCGAACATGATCGTTGACGCTCTTGGCCAGCGGCGCCGCGCATGGTCGCGCAGCTTCACCACGGCGTTCAAAAAAGACAATGGCGTGCCAGGCGAAGGGCAGTGGTTCGATTGCGAGCGCGCTTGGCGGCGATTGAGCGATGGCAGCACGGAAACCTTCACCACCACCCTTGTGGGCCGTCCGCCGCTGATGTAACAAAACTCTTGTTGCTTTGACTACAAAATATTTGTAGTTGTGCCGTCCTCACTTGAGGGGAGGCAGGCTTGTCCACCAATCTTTATCCAACACCGGACCCGCGCACCGCGTCCGAATATCACCCCGCCTGGTGCGGCTGCGGCGAATGCGCGACCGATTGGGATTTGTCCCATCGCCGCGCCAACCCGCTCCTGATCGGCCTCGCCATCGCCATCATCGTCGCCGGATTCATCGCCCTCCTGACCTCGGGAGCGGCGGCGTGAGCGCGGCAGCGTCGATCGCCGGCCGCATGGTCCGCGTGCCGTGGCCTTCGGATCGTCCGATCTCAAACAGGGTGCCATATCTCGATTTGCGGAACGGTCCTCGGTTCGAAGCCGCCGGACTGGTTGTCCGGCCGCTACGCCCGACCTGCACCGCTGCTGTGTTCCAGCGCTGCCTCGGCGAGCTTGCTGAGCGCCTCAAGCCAGTAATGGCTTATGCGGAACACGGCTGGTCCAATGCCGTCGGCGATGATCGCAAGATGCGCGTCGCCTCGATCACCATAGGGCAGCAGCTTTACGTCCTCGATCTCGTCGATGGCTGCCTCGTGTGGGATGGGCGGCTTGAACGCCTTGTCCGCGATCCGCTTGGCGAGGTTCAACGCATCCATACGGTCGAGCAGCAGGACGCGCTCCCGGCCATCGATCTTTACGCGTATCTCGGTCCGGTCGCCCCGCTCGATGACCCTGATATCGCCCCCGCTGACAATGGCCATTCGTGTCTCCCATCCCGCGCCGTCGTCATACCGGACGCTGACAAGGGCGGAAAGGGCCGCGCATGATCGCCCCCGACTATGCCCCGACCGCCGAACAGATCAGCCTGCGCGGCCTCGGCTTCATTCAGGTCAAGCTGGACGGCAATCAGCGGCTGCACGTCTGGCACCCCGATCTGCCGCGCCGCAGCTGCTTCGCGCATTCGCCGATCCACAATCACCGGTTCAGCTTCACCAGCACCGTCCTGATCGGCACGCAGGTCAATCGCCGCTGGATGGTCAATGATGATCATGGCGGTTCGCACGATCTGATTTCGCATGACGGCCCGCGCAGCGAGAAGGGCGGGCGACTCTCCTACATCGCCGGCCGCGTCGCCATCCACGAGATCGAAAAATGCCATTATGGCCCAGGCGAAACCTATCACATGCCGGTGCTGGGCTATCACGAGACGCCGAACACCGGCATCGTCGTCACGGTCCTGCGCAAGCTGCACGAAGGCACGGTTCACGCCCACTCGCTGATCGAAACCGGCCACGCGTTCGACCAGTCGTTCGATCGCTTCCAGCTGCCGCCCGAGGATCTGTGGCGCTTGGTCCACGAAGCCCTGCGGACAGGTGGCCGGTGATGGCCGACGACACCGTCATCAACCCAACCTTTGGAGACAACAGCATGAGCTTGCTCGAACTCGACGCCGCGACCGCGTTCGATCGCTACAAGGCGTTCTACGACGAAGATCGTCTTGTGCAGGGCCAATGGCACGGCAATGGCGACGATGGCCGCGAACTGGCTTGCGCGCTCGGCTCGCTCGACCCCGCCGTCAACGGCCCCGGCGATTGCCCGGCCACTGTCATGCCGCGTTGGCTCGCCCGCATGGTGCCGTGGTTCTTCGACAATCAGGCCGCGGGCGACGCCAAGCCGTGGGGCCTCGCTTTCTATGCCGAGCTGAAGCGACTGGGCGGACAGGTTCCTTTCACCGTCGTCTATGATTGGCATGCGAGCTACACGACCGTGCTGGCGATCGAGGTTAGTAAAAAACGAGAGCGCCCGACCGAACCGCATGTGAAGCTGCAGCAACTGCACCTGCGCGCCGTCGCTGGCGATCGCGCACCGCGCGCGGAGTGGCGGGCCATTCTCGCCTACGCCTACGCCGACGCCTACGCCTACGCCTACGCCGACGCCTACGCCTACGCCGACGCCTACGCCTACGCCTACGCCGACGCCTACGCCTACGCCGACGCCTACGCCTACGCCGACGCCTACGCCTACGCCGACGCCTACGCCTACGCCGACGCCTACGCCTACGCTGTCCGGCATGAGCGAGTGAAGCGCCTTGCGGACGGAATGGTCGAATGTTTGAAGCGCGTCCCGACGCTTTGAGGATCGCCGCCGGGCGGCGATCAAGCCCCGGCGTTCCGCCGGGGCAGGGCGAGCCATGCGCGCGGCGGCATCAGCGTTCGCGCAAGAAGGGGGCGCGCACCCCGGACGGCGTAGTCTATGCCGGGAGGCCTACCCTGCTTGGCAACCCCTTCATGGTCGCGCGCTTCGGCCATCGCCGCGCGGTGCGCCTGCATCGGCTTTGGCTCACCGGTTGCCTTGGCGCGCTGAGCCTCGAGAAGCTCGGCTTCTGCCCAGTCGAAATCGATGCACTGTTTCGGCTTCGCGCCCGTGTGCTCGATCGCTTGCGCCAGTTGCGCGGCATCGACCTCCAATGCTGGTGTCCGCTGACCGGCCCATGCCATGTCGACATGCTATTGGCGGTCGCGAATGCCTGACCGCCCCCGCCTATGGGATGCGACGGACGCGCTATGCTGGGTCGCCCGCGACATCCTCGCCAAGCGCATGGCCGGCTATCCCGCCGCCGTCGAGGCCAAGCGCCTGACGCCGGCCGAGGCGGACGCGGGCCTGCGGATCGCCAGCGCCATCGCCGCCGACTGGACGCGCGCGATCGAGGTTTCCCCGCACTTCCCCGAATTCACTCTCCAGCCCCTGCCCGTGATCAGCGGCGGGGAAAAGCCATCCCCGCTCGCCCCGAGCGAAGTCGAGGGGCGTGCCACACCCGAAGAACGCGTCGCCACGCTGAATGCCGCGCTGGCCCATCCCGCCGTCCAGGCCGATCCCGGCTATGCCGAACTGATCGAAGCCCTGCTGTGGCGCGAGCGCGCCCACGAACGCGGCGAAACCCCGATCGCGCGCCTCAACGCCATCAACGCCGAACTGCGCCGCCGCGCGCGCGGGCCTGAACGGGCAGCGGCCTAGCCGTGTTACACGCCGCGCCCAAAACCGCGCCTGACGCGCCGGCCGCTGTTTTAGCGGGCGATGGCGGTGCCGCCTGTCCCGAGCGCGGTCGAGGGGCGCGCGGCGGGCGGACCTGCCCCGAATGCGGCCAGGCCTTCAGGCCGGTGCAGCTGCGGCAGCTTTTCTGCTGCCCCGGCCACAAGAGCGACTTTCACAATCGGCAGACGGTGCGGGGCCGGGCGCTGACGCCGCTGGCAATGGCGGCGCGCCAGACGCGAAACGGCTCGCGCGGCGACACCGCCACCGGCCGCGCCGCCCGCGCCGACGCCGATTTCATGATCCAGCGCTGGACGGAAGAGGATCGCGCCGCCGGCCGCATGCCGATGGTCGCCTATGTCGCCCTGCGCAAGCGCCTCGGCTACGAGCGCGCCTGATGGCCAGCCGCGTCGACAGCTATGCCGGCAAGGCCGCCGTCAAGCGCGCCATCGACTGGGCGCGCGAGTTTAAAATCGACGTGGCCGGTTTCGAGCTGCGCCCCGATGGCACGATTCGCGTGCTGGACCAGCGCGCTTTTCCGGCGCAGCCTGCCGATGAGTTCGAGGCATGGGAGCAGGCAGGCAAGCTATGAGTGCAGTGACAGGCATTTTATTGCTGACCAGCTTGACGGATGCGGATCGGGAACCGCTGGATAATATTCAGTCATGGCTGGCCGAACACGAAGGCGGACAGCAGCTGAGCGAGGTTGCGGACCACACTGGCGGACATAAACACCCGCAATACGCCGCGTTCGGCGCCGGGCTGAACTACTTCCTGCAGGTCGACGAGTTTGCCGAGTTCGTTCTCAAGCAGGATTGGCGGCGGCCGGAACGCGTCGTTCTCATACTCCAACCAGAAGATGGCGCTGCGAGCGTGCTGCGCCCCGCAGCGCCATGATCGAAGGCGTCCACTTCGTCCGCGCCGCCCGTCCCGGCAAGCCGGTACGCTGGTATGTCTACGCCTTTCGCGGCGGCCCCTGCATCCTGAAGGCCGAAGGGCCGGCGAAGCCGAAACTGGACAAGGCCGCGCTCGATGCGCTGGCGGCGGCCACCGCCGATCACGGCCCCGATGCCGCGACCCTCGCGCGCCTGATCTTCGACTATCGGACACGGGGTGGCGGCAGCCCCGAATGGCAGGCGCTCGCCAAAGGCACGCGCGACCTGTGGGGTCCGCAGCTGGACCGGATCGAGGCGCGCTGGGGCAAGACGCCGCTCCGCTTCTGGTCCGATCCGCGAATGAAGCCCAAAATCGTCGCCTGGCGGGACAGTCGCGCCGCGACCCCCCGCTCGGCCGATATCGGCGTCCAGGCGCTCGGTGTGCTGCTCGGCTTCGGGCTGCTGCGCGGCGCCGTCACCATCAACATCGCCGATGGCATCCCGACGCTCTACCGCCCCGATGGCCGCGAAGAGATCATCTGGACTTCCGACGACATCGATCGCTTCTCGCTCGCCGCGCTCAGCCTCAACCGCCCGCATGTGATCGACGCGCTGTGGCTCGCCTGCCTCACCGGCTTCCGCCGCGCGGACCTTGCCGCGCTCACCTGGGATCAGGTCGGCGATCACGCCATCGCCCGCACCGCGCAGAAGAAGAGCAAGGGCCGCCGCCGCCGCGCCGTGGTGCCGCTGATCCCGGCCAGCCGCGACCTGCTCGACGAACTGCGCACCCGCCCGCGCGCCGCCGGCGTCGAACACGTCCTGGTCAACAGCCTGGGCCGGCCGTGGCAGCCGGCCAGCCTGACGCAAGCGATGAACGAAGCCCGCGACCTCGCCAACATCGCCGAGCCGGCCGCGCCTGAGCTTGGCCTGCCGGCGCGGGCCAAGCACCTCCACGATTGCCGAGGCACGTTCGTGACCCACCTCTGCCGCCAGCGCCTGACCGACCGCGAAATCGCCAACATCACCGCCTGGTCCGAACAGAATGTAAGCGCGATTCGCCGCCGCTATGTTGACGACGCGGCCGTGATCGTGGCGCTTGGGAGGCGGATAGCGGAGGGGTCGCTATGACCGCATCGGTTCCGATCACTCTTAGCGGCAGCTCTGGTCTCACCACTTTTATCGACGAAGAAGACTTCGATCGCGTGAGTATCCATCTCTGGTTCGCACATCGTGTGAAAACATCGCGTACAATTTATGCGAAAGCCGTTCGAGGCGGCTTGACGATCTATCTGCACCGGCTCGTCATGGATGCGGCAGCCGGCCAAGTCGTTGATCATATCGACGGCGACGGCCTGAACAATCGCAAGGACAATCTGCGCTTGGTGACGCATCGCGAAAACTTAGAAGCCGGTCGCCTCCGCCGCGCAAAAGACGAACTGGATCGATTGTTTGACGAGTGGCAAGATCGCCTCTAA